ATGGCCTCTGTGTTGAAAGGTGATCTTAAAGATACACGAGGTACATTTAATCTTGGGCGTCCTAATAAGTACATTAAAGATTGGAACGCAGTAGACGAAGACACTAAGGCTTTGATGCGTAGCATTAAGAATACTAAAGTTTTGTTTGGTAAGGTTACACTGGGTAAGACTACAGATTCTACTGGTGCAACTGTCAAAGGTTACGAAGAAGAGATTGACTTTGTTATGGACGTCAAGAACAACGACAGTAAGAAGTCTCTTGATGCTGCAATGAAAGGCATTACCTCTAAGAAGTTGTTGCCTATTGAACATACTATTAAGTTGTCTTCTCAGAAAGAGACAATGCCAACAGGTAATATGTACGCTACTATTGTAGCTGTGCTAGGTAGTCAGAAAGATATGTACGAAGGTGATCAAGCTACGCTCAGATCTTTTGTAGACTACGTAGACTATGCTAACGACTATGTGTTAAGCGAGTGGAAGAAGCTTAATAAACCAGACGTTGCCATTGACCCTTCTATCTTGGATGCAATAGTTCAAGTAGAAGAAATACCGTTTTAGTATGAATATGAGTCATGCCGCTGAGCTTCCTATCAAGATGCTTATGCGGGATGCTACTCTAGGCAAGTCAAAGATGTCAGAGGCAGTGATGGATACTGTTGCCTCTGACGTTCGAGATGGTTTAGATAAGCAATTCAACGGGGGGCCACGTGGTAATTTTAAATTACGTATGTCAAACATCGGACGCCCTAAGTGTCAACTATGGTTTGAGAAGAATAAGCCAGAAGAGAAAGCACCCTTTGCTGACCAGTTCATGATGAACATGATGCTAGGTGACATAGTAGAATCTGTGTTCAAAGGTATCTTACGTACAGCAAATGTTGACTTTGAAGATAATAACATTGTCTCCTTAGAATTAGGAGGTGGTAGACGCCCAATAAGAGGTGAGTATGACATGGTTATGGATGGTAGGGTAGATGACGTTAAGTCTGCGTCAGACTACTCCTATACTCATAAGTTTGTAGACCTTGAAACACTACAAGACAATGACCCATTCGGCTATGTAGCACAGCTTGTAGGCTACGCTGTAGCTGCAGGTAAGAAGGTAGGAGGCTGGTGGGTTGTCAACAAAGCTAATGGGCAGCACAAATATGTCTCAGCTAAGCATGTAGATGTTGAGTTAGTACTAGATAAGATTCGTGAAACGTATGACTATCTAGAGAATGATGAGCCGTTACAAAGACAGTACACTGATGAGCCAGAGACATATCGTAAGAAGACTTCAGGTAACAGGGTGTTATGCAGAGAGTGTAACTTCTGTTCTTTTAAGAAGTCGTGTTGGCCTAACTATCAAGAACTGCCTTCTAAGACATACCAAGGAAGAAAGACACCACCTACGGTATCTTATACTCAAATAGCATAAAGGAAAAAGTATGACTAAAATTACACTAGACGATATTGAATATGACTCTGATGACTTTACAGAAGATCAGACCAATATACTTAATGAGATACAGTACAACGGAAATGTAAAAAGACAATTAGAGTATAATCTTCACAGTGTAACTGTTGTAGGTAATATACTAGTTGAGCGTATAAAGAAATCTCTGGTAGGCGAGACTGTACCAGACGATGCCAACAGCTAAACGCAAACACGCTAAAGCTAAGTACAGGAGTGGTCTTGAGAAAAGCACTGCTCTTGTACTTGCTGAGTGTCAGAAGGCTGTACGTTATGAGCAGCTAAAGATAGAGTGGGAAGACCTACGCTATCGCACTTACACACCAGACTTCCAGTTAGACAATGGTATCTTTATAGAAACAAAAGGTATCTTTGACTCAGAAGATAGACATAAACATTTACAAGTTCGTAAGCAACACCCGGAGTTAGACATACGGTTTGTCTTTAGCAATGCTAGAAATAAACTTTACAAAGGTTCTAAGACTACTTACAGCGACTGGTGTAAGAAGAATAACTTCTTATATTCCAATAGGTTAATACCTAGTGAGTGGTTGACAGAGGAGGGAATGTATGTTAAGCATAAAGTTATACCCCTTAAGACACAAAGGAAAGACTAATGACATATGAAGTAGGCATAGAAGACATAGCCGTAATAATCAAGCCACTAGGTGATGGACGTATTGAGACTTGCATATACAAAGACCCTGACAATGTTCTTGAAGAAGAAGACCTAGACTTAGCTATACAAGTTGCAGTGACTATGAGCGCCTTTTTTGAATTGGTAGCTAGTGACGATGATGAGATGGAGGTCTTAGCTTCTCTTAAAGAAAGGCTGGAAGAAAAGATACAGGAGATAATGGACGCTGATGAGTCTATATTCGAAGAGGACAGCTTACCTCTGTATTCCTCTGAAGGCAACATTCTAACAATCAATAAGTTCACTAAAACAAAAGGAACCTGCTAGTATGATTGATATGGTAGAACATCCTCCGCACTACAACGGGTCTGCTATTGAGTGCATTGATGCAATGAAGGCTATGTCTCAAGGCTCCTATGTAGAGCCACACCAAGCCTACTGCTGGCAGAACGCCTTTAAGTATCTGTGGCGCTGGCCTTACAAGAATGGGGTAGAAGACTTGAAGAAGGCACGTTGGTATATAGACCGTCTTATTGAGGAGCTAGAGACAGATGGCGAGTAGGAAATTTAGTGCCACCTTCGTAGTTGAGGTAGATGATAAAAACAATATATTGTCCTCTCACGAAATGCACCACAACGAAGACGTCAAAGACCTAATTGAGAATTTAGTTTTTGATATTGATGATGTAAAAATATATAACATAAACATTAGGGAGTATGGATGACACAGACACCTACAGATATGGTTCGTGAATTTGCAATAGCAATGGATCACCCATTAGATCAAGAGCATGGTTTTAGTCGCAGACTTAAAGACTTGAGAAAAGTTCTTGTCAAAGAAGAATGCTCAGAGGTACTCCTAGCAGACAAACCTGTAGACCTTCTAAAAGAATTAGCTGACCTTGCTTACGTTACATATGGTTTTGCTAGTACGTTTGGGTGGGATTTAAATGAAGCAATAAAGCGTGTCCACACATCTAACATGTCTAAGCTAGACAACGAAGGTAAGCCCTTCAAGCGCCCTGATGGTAAAGTATTAAAGGGGCCGAACTACCAACAACCTGACTTATCTGATCTTGTATGAAGGAAGACAAATGACAAACAATTACTTACCGACTGACTACCAAACCTTTATTGCAACAAGTCGTTATGCACGATGGCTTGACGAAGAGAAGAGGCGAGAGACATGGGGAGAAACAGTAGATAGATTTATGGTTAACGTTGTGGGTAGTCTAGTTGATATAGATACCTACGCTGCTATAGCTAATTCTATAATGGACTTAGAAGTTATGCCTTCTATGAGATCACTAATGACTGCAGGTAAGGCAGCACAGCGTGACAACACCTGTATGTACAACTGTAGTTATCTACCTGTCGATGACCCTAAGTCATTTGATGAGGCTATGTTTATCTTGCTTTGTGGTACTGGTGTTGGGTTCTCCGTAGAGCGCCAGTTCGTCAGTAAGCTCCCAGATGTGCCACAACTCTTTGAGAGCGACACTTGTGTTGTCATCAGGGATAGCAAAGAGGGTTGGGCTAAAGGTCTCAGGCAAGTTCTTGCTCTCCTATGGGCTGGTGAAATCCCTAAGTGGGACGTTAGTAAGGTACGCCCTGCTGGTGCAAGACTAAAGACATTTGGTGGTAGAGCCAGTGGCCCTGCACCTTTGGTGGACTTGTTTAACTTTGCTATTACTACATTCAGATCAGCAACAGGACGTAAGCTTTCTAGTGTAGAGTGTCACGACTTGATGTGTAAGATTGGTGAAGTAGTGGTAGTAGGTGGAGTTCGGCGCTCAGCAATGATTAGTTTGTCCAACTTATCTGATGATAAGATGCGCTACGCTAAGTCAGGTAACTGGTGGGAAAGTGCAAGCCAACGTAGTTTAGCTAACAACTCTGTAGCTTACTCAGGCAAGCCAGACAGTATGCAATTCATGCGTGAGTGGACATCCCTAATGGAGAGTGGCAGTGGTGAGCGAGGCATTTTTAATCGGCAAGCCAGCATAAAGCAAGCAGCTAAGAATGGTAGGCGTGACAGCAACTATGAGTTTGGAACTAATCCTTGCAGTGAGATAATATTACGCCCGAATGAATTTTGTAATTTATCTGAAGTAGTTGTACGTGCTACAGATAGTGTGGATGACATTGCACGTAAAATCCGCATCGCCACGATCTTGGGTACAATACAAAGTACCTACACTCACTTCCCTTACTTAAGAAAGATATGGGAAACAAACACAGCAGCAGAACGTTTACTTGGTGTGTCGCTTACAGGGATAATGGATAACCCTCTAATGACTATATCAAACAACGGGCTTGCTCAAACATTGGAGCATTTAAAAGATGTTGCTATTTCTACTAATAACGAATGGGCTAAACGCCTTAATATCCCTGTGTCTGCTGCTATCTCATGTGTTAAGCCTTCCGGTACGGTATCACAACTTGTTAATTCCTCCTCTGGTATTCATGCTCGTCACTCACCCTATTACATTCGTACTGTACGTGGTGACAACAAAGATCCTCTGACACAGTTCTTAAAAGATCAAGGTATCCCTAGTGAGCCAGAGGCTTTTAAGCCAGACCAAACTACTGTGTTTAGTTTCCCTCAGAAGTCTCCTGACAATGCAGTGGTTACTGCTGACATGAGTGCGATAGACCAACTTAATATGTGGCTTATGTATCAGAGGCATTTCTGCGAACACAAACCTAGTGTTACTATTAATATAAAGAAAGACGAATGGTTTGAGGTAGGAGCATTTGTGTATGATAACTTTGATGAGATGTCTGGTGTTAGTTTCTTACCCTTTGATGAACATACATACCAACAGGCACCCTATCAGGACATAGACAAAGCTACTTACATGGATCTTAAAAGTGCTATGCCTACTGGGATTGATTGGACTAAGCTCTCTGAGTATGAGTTGGAAGACAATACTACTGGTATGCAAACTTTAGCGTGTTCTGGAGATTCTTGCGAGATGGTAGACATCACATAAACCAACAGGTACTGAGCCTTGCTGTGATAGTATACGCTCAGTACCTACTTTCCTATAGGAAACATACTGCTTGACAAATATACCTACCGTATATAAACTGTCTGTTATAAATAACGAAAGGGTGTAAAGTGAAACTTGAAGAAGAGGCTCTTATATTTAACAGAGATAAAGATTGTATTTTTGTTGGGAAGGTATCTATTTTGTGTAGAGATTTAGAGAGCCTTGCAAGCTCCTATCTACACCCCTGTAACGAACGTAAAATAATGGAACAGAAGATACGCGAAGTTTTCTTTTGGGCTAGACACTGTTCGGATATGAACGGTACAAAGTAAATGTTTCACGTGAAACAAACTAACTTTATGAGGTACGCATGCCTAGAACAAAAAAGAATTACTTAACAGTTCAAGAAGCACTAGACTTAGGCTACCCCGATTTTAGAGGTACAAAAAAACCTAATGGCTTTGTTTTTCATAGATATGAAATAAACCCTACTACAAATCACGTAAGCGTTAAATATCAGTGTCCTAAAAAACAGTATCAAGCTAATAAGAAATCAATAAAAAAGAAGTTTGCCTTTTTAAAGAGATATAAATTGTTTTGTGGCTGTTCCATGTGTGGCTTCAAAGAACACTACGCTGCTCTACAATTTAATCATAGAGATCCTAGTAAAAAGAAATTTACAATATCTAAAGGCTACAAAGGGGCAGGAATAAAAAAGTTAAAAGAAGAAATGCGTAAGTGCGAAGTCTTATGCGCTAACTGTCATGCTATGGTTACTATGAAAGAAGGCCACCATATGCTGGGAGATAAGAGCGGCAAAAGAAAAACTTAGATACCTGTAGTTCTAACAGTTACTCTTTTATCAATCTTTTTGTCTTCAACAAGGGCTTTTAAATTGAGTATTTCTGTGTAGTTTAAGTCTACTACTTCTTTGTCTATACCCATCTCCTCAAGATAGTCTTCTAAGTCATTTAGTTTTACACCTGAACCCCTTTGAGTAAGTTTAAATAGCAGTCTATGACGTCTGTCATCTGTATTGCCACCTCTATATATGTCTAGCATAGTTTTTTCTTTTGCTCTACCTCTTACTTGCTTATTATACATTTCAGTTTTTAATTCAATGTCAGCCTCTTCCCATTTAGGATCAGCGAGTACTCTTGCAGCATAGGCTTGCAAGTTTGTAGTTATAAGCCTGTTCATGGTATTATTTGCTTCAGGTATATCAGAGTTCATAGTCTCCTTCCACTTAGGTCTACCAATAGCTCCTAACACTTTATCTAAAGCTGTAGGTGGGGCATCTACTCTATAGCCAAATATTCTACCAATAGGTACGCCTCTGTTACTACTCTCTGTAGCTCTCTGTGCTGTATACTTTGGCTTTGTTATGTTATCACCTTCACCTATGTTAGCTAATGCATCAAAAATGCTTTCAACGTAACGGGTAGAGCTTTTAAGATACTTGCCACCAATCTTACGATCTGTTTCATTATATGCAGTACCCATACTCATAGCTGCTATCTGGTTGATAGGGTCTAACGGACGGGAGAAACCAGAAGCATACAGAGACACAGTACTACCCATTGCTGTTTTAAATGCCTCAAGAACCTCTCCTGATTCATTGGTAGCTATGTCTTCAAACATATCAAACACACCTTGTGAAGTATCTCCTAGAGTTCTAGTTAAGTTACCTACACCGAATGTCTTTACAAATTCTGCGTACATCTCTGGAGGTATGCCTTGCCCGTACACGGCCTCTGCTGCCATTCTACCAGCACCTTTATAAAAACTAAAAGGGAAGTCATACAGGCGTGACCTAACTTGTCCATCTTGATCACGTTCTTGATGCCACTCTAATCCCTCCTCCATGTTTTTTCTCTCAGCTTGCATACTGTAGCCTATAAAAGTCATACCTACAGCAGCTTTTGTGTAAAGCTCCATAAGATCTCTTTTATCTTCTTTCTTAACAAAGTTTCTGTAAATTAAACTTACAGGACTGTAGTCTGCCATAAAAGATATAGTGTTATTAAAAAATTGACCAAAAGGAATCATGGCACCTATACCCGGTATGCCACGAAAGTCTTCTACTATTTTAGCAGCAGACTCTATCATAGTCCTATCTTTTTTAAAGTCACCTCCACCAAAAGACTTAGAGAAAACATTACGTAAGCTATCGTCTACTGCTGCTCTTTGTATATCGTAGTAATCATTACCACCCATTTTCTTCCAGTGCTTTGGTTCTTGCTTGAACTTTGGCCCTTCATCTGGGCCACCCTTTACTTTAATTTTTCTTCCAGCAGCATCTGTCATATCTACTGTCTCTGACATAAATTGTTTGTACGTTATGCCGTACTTCATTCTGATTTGTTTATCTATGTTGTACATAAACTCTTGAGTTTTTGACATGACGTCAATGGCTTTAACACCATATACATTTTGAAAGAAGTCAATGTACTTGTCTGTTACACCTGTTTTTTCTAAGTCTTCAGCGCCTACACCTAGATACTTAGCCACATCTTTATTGTCTATTGCACCTGCTATGTAACGGAATAGATCTTTTTGTAGCGCTGGGTTCTCAGATAAAAAAGATAAAGCCTCTTGCTTTGTAGCGTAAGGGTTCATTAAGTTTTTTATCTTTTGATGTTGCAATGAAAACATATGGCGAGACAATTCTGCAAAGTCTACGGCCCCTTCAGCAGTCATATCTTTTTTTGCAAGGGTATCTACTACGGCTCTACCTCCATACAAAACACCCTTAATTACGTCAGATCCTGACTGCATCATACTAGCATTAACCCAGCCCATTAGGTTTAGTGATGAAGTACCCGGATGTGTAACTAGAACTTTAATAAAGTTATTCTGTGCTTTTTTAGCGAATCCCGTACCTTTTTCCATAAAACTTAGGCTTTGACCTAGTTCATCATCTAGCATTTCTGCTACAGTTATGTTAGAGTCATCCCCTAGCCCTAGAGTTGCTTTGCGTCCATTTATTTCTTTAGCTGTCTTAGCGAGGTGTCCTAGTACACTAAACCTTTTACCTGCAGTACTAGCTTGATTAGCAAGTATATCCATACCTGCTGCTAAATTCTTAGAGTACTCATGTTCACTGTCCAAAGTTTTTAAAGTATTATTATACAACGTTTCAATTTCTTTTCTTACCTTTGATTTTGCAGGTAATGACTTTACAGTAGCAGTTATAAAATCAGAAAGGTGTACAAAAGAGTCATTTTCATACTGTAGTTTTATGTCGTATCTATCAAATATCTGTTGCAAACCATCAAAGTTTTCTTCACCTTGCTTCTGATTACCTAATATAAAACCTTTTAATCCTTCTGCGTCATTATTGTCGTTTTTTGCATCTTTTGATTTTGCTTTTCCTAGTTTTACAGTTTTAGCCCAGCGCAGTGCTGCAGCATTGTTTAACTTTAATTCTTGCTCCAAAGCATCCAGTTTATTTTTATCCCCTAGTAAGTCCTTTATAACTTTTTTGTTTGACTTAGCACCTATTTTTAATTGGTTCTTTTTAAATGCTGCAGATGCCATAGCTATATTGTCATACATATTATATGCCATAGACTGTGGTAAAACATTACCTTTTATGTTAGGCAGTAGACTTGTAACCCCGTAGCCGACAACTCCCATTGTTGCAATCAATGGAGCGTTTATATAACTATACTCATCTTGGAAGTCTACTTGCATTAATGTATTTTGTTGTATAGCATCTATAGTAATGCCACCTGCGGCCTCAACCCCAAAGCCGTACTTAAGGCTACGCTTAGTTTGTTTCCCTAGCTCTTCAGAGACTTGTGTAGTTGCTTTGCCTAATTCATCCGTAAATTTAGCTTGTACAGCAGCATCATCAGCAAACTTAGCTGGTGCATCACCTCTAAGAACGTGAGCAGTTAGCCTAGCCTCTGCTTTGTTTATTTCAGCTAACACTTTAGGTGGAAGATCAGCCCTAGCTGTACCTACTTTTATTTTATTCTTAGCAAGTATCTTGTCTACCGACATCTTTAAAACTTTTCTGGAAGCCGTACTAGTAATCTTTCCAGCAGTACCAGCCAATAGTTTACCTGCACCAAAGCCTATTAAATTCATAGGATCGGCTATAATTGCCCTTCCGTAGTCAACTAAGTAGTCTATTTTCTGTGCTGTGTCTCCACTTGAGAAGCCACTCTTCATATTATCCCACAGCTTGTAGGAGTTTAAAGTGTTTACTTGGCGCTTCTCTTGGCTAATCTTGTCTGTGTCTTCATTGCCTGAGCTAAAACCCGCATTGAGGTATGCAGCCTCTGTAAGCACACTTATAGTATTACCTACAGTCAAGTTACGGTTATAGTTAACCCACTTGTCAATAACTTTTTGCCTACCGTGAGTATCTTCATTATAGCCAAACCTCTCATTCATCTGAGTGTTTATAATACTAAAGTTATGATCCTGATCAAGGTCATTTAGAGTAAAGGAACCTTTTTCATCACCTGAGTAAGACATAAAACCTGTATTTTTTTCAGGTTCTTTATAGTCTAAAAGCTCCTGTGAAGTCATTCGGATTGCCATGTTTATTCTACCTACCAGTTATAAAAGTTGCGCCTATGGGAAAGCCTGTAACGTCATGAGTCTCTTTATACTTTTCATCCCACTCTTTTTGAGTTTGCTCTAGGGTAGGTGCTTTTTGATTTGCAGACCCCGACAAACCAGTACCTATATACGAATCAAATCCAAAAGTTTTAATTAGTAGGGTTTGTTCTGCCTCTGTTGTAGGACGTCTAGGTACAACTATTGCCTCTCCTGAACGTTTGTATTTTTGGGTTTGACCGCCTCTAGCATCATAGAAGTTATCTTTATTCCAAGCCCGTTTATCTTTCATTGAGCCGTCACCAGATGGTGCAGGATTAAGTACTACTGTTGAAGCATCCGGGAGCATACCTGTTTCAGCAGGATCTCCTCCTTCACCGGGTCCCGGAGGTCCATCTTTTTCTTCAATAGGGCCACCTGTTAGAATTAAAATATCATGTACATTCTTAATGTATACTATACCTTTAAATTGTTTATTTTCGTTTTGATACTTTTGTGCCTCTGCTAAAGTATTAAACTCTTTCATAGTACTAGTATCTATCTCATTCACTTCTTCTTCTGTCAATTCACCACTAGCAATATTAGCCTCTAACGCTTTGTCTTTTCTAGGTATAATAGCTTCTTTTAGTTCGGCAACACTATTAAAACCTAAAACCCTAGCATCCGCATCTTGAAATTGAGATATTTCGTTTTCCGCCCTTAGTACATCAAAGAAAGTCTCTGGATTAAAGTAAAAGTCTTCGCCTTCAAGCATACTGCCTTTTCGTAAAGCTATAGCTTGCTCTGTATCTGAAGCCATACTTGCTCCATCTGGACGCTGTATCTGCCCTTTAAATTGATCAGAGGTAGGTTTCAAAGTTTTTTCTACAATACTTTGAAGTCTTAGCGTTGCACTATTTACTGCTGAAGTAGAGAAGTTTGATGTCATTACACGGGAAAGATCATCATATGAGATGGGTGTCTTGCCTGTTTCTGGGCCTCTGTCTCTGAGTTCTTTTAATTGGCGAATAGTTTTGTCACCTATTAACTCTTCATCCATAAACCTATCGTGTTCATCATCCAAATCTTGGCCTGTTAGCCTGTCTGTAATTGTCTTAAAGAAACCTTTACTGTCTTCTCTTTCAACTGGGGTCATAGCCTTTACTGAAAACTGATCTGCTATATACTTTTCCCAAGCAACGCTATCGTCTTCCGTACTTTCTTGCAATTTAGTAAAACTATTTAAGCCTCCAGTTCCTGCATTAACGCCTCCAGAATCTAAACCTTCATTTATAAAGGAGTTATATTTAGCAGGATCTTCTGCCCTTAGTTTTTGAACTGTATTATTAAGTTCTATTACGCTGTTCACGCCGTGTTTATCAAGCATCTCAGTAAGATTTTCTGGTGTTAGATTGGCGTCAAGTAAACCTCTACTGGATGCTAGTGCAAGGTCAGAATTTTTAGTCATTGTTTCTGAAATCCTTGAACCATTGGCATCCCAATAGTCACTAGCTCGCTGCCTCTCAGCACGATACTCTTTTTTTATGTTAGTTCTTCTTTCACCAAGGCCACCGCCAATAGCTAGTAGTATTTGTGCTACACTTAAAGCCATAGTCTATACTCCCCTACTCATTAAGCCCATGCCTTCATCAGGTGATGCTTCTGCTGTCTCTTCTTCTTCTAGAACCTCACCTTCTTCTTGTGGCAGTTCGCCTTCTTCTTCTTGTGATGCGCCTTGTTCATCTCTTAGGTCTTCAAAAGCTTCTACTTCAGGGCTACTTAATGCTGCTGCAGTCTGAGATACTATTGGAGCCTTCTCTTCTGGTGACATCTTTTTTAATTTGTGCATAACTAAAGTCTTAAGGTTCTTCTTTTCACGTGCTTCTTTTTCAGCTTGCTCAGAGAAGAACTCTCTGTATTCTGTCCCTGTTGTTTTAGCTAATGATACAAGTTCTTTATGTACAGATGGTGCAATAATAAGCCCTACATCAATAGAGTGTATACCATCACCTACAGCTTTTGTAATAACAGTGTCCGTCAGTGCTTCAATAGGTATATCTAGCTTCATAAGCATAGTGGCAGCTTCAATAAACTGCTCATCTGACATCTTACTGACATGATACAGAAGCGCTTCATCCGGCTGTTCTGTCTCAGGAGGTTGCTCCCAAGCAAAGTTTCCCGGTGTTGTAGTTAAAGACTGTCCCGGTATTGGGCCATTTAATACTGACTCTACTGCCATTTTAGATAATTCCTAGTTGTGTTAAGCGGTTGCACTGTAGTCTTCTATTGTTTTATGCTCATCGTAATAGTCTTGTAGCTTTGTTCCAAAATCGTCTTTAGGATTATATTCTTTTCCCTCTAACTTTTTGTTTACAAAGTTCTTCATACCTGTAATGCCGCCAAGGTGTGCAACTAACCTAAGGCCATTTCTATTGTAACCTTTGGTTTTTTTACTCATGCTATCAATAACTCTGTCTATATCTTTAAAGTGCCAAGCCTCTACTGTTCTCTGTAGTTCAGGGCTATTTTTAAATTCTTCTGTAGTAAATTTTATATCTAAAGCTTTCTTAGCATCTATTAGCCTAGCCTCTGAAAACTGAAGAGCGCCTGTCATTAGTTTGCCCTTCTTTGTTGTAATTTGCTTTGTATCATCATCAGAAGACTCAAGCATTCTAATCCTTGCATTAAATTCTGGTGAAACAGTAGAAGTAGTCTTGGTTGTTTCTTTTTTAGGTTTGCTTACTAAAGAAGCAGGTACAAGATCAGGTACTACATCTATTATATCATCTTCATCTATTATATCATCTTCTGGAGCAAACACAACGCTTTTGTTGTTTGGGACTTTAGTGTTTTGTTTCTCCCAAGAATTAAGTAAAGTATCAAAAAGTTCTATTACGGTATTACCACCATCATTTTGATCAATTTCCCTTAAAGAATTACCTCTAGCACCTTCAGCAAGAAGCTTTTGTACAATTTCGTTAGGTTCATCTGATTGCCTCATTAAACCTAAACTACGCCCACCTTTAGCAGCGGTAGCCGAAGAGGCTTCGTTTATTATTTGCTCACTTGCTGAACTGGTAGAATTAACCTGTTTCATTATATCTTTTGCAAGAGCTAAATTATCACTTGTTTGTTTATTAAAAAAAGACATTTAAAATCCTTAATAGCTTTATCATAGTAGGAGTCCTGCTATATCTCTCCAAGACTCCCATTCTTTTTGTGTATTGGCAACGTCTGTAGCGCTTTTTGCACTAATCTGCGCCCTAAGTATAGAAGCAGATCGTTCTTTTGCCTGATCAGAACCTTTCCATGCAAAGGCAAGTATATCTCTTTCGCTTTGCCATACCTCATCTAATGTTTTAGAAGTAAAGGCATTTGCAGCTTTTGCGTTATTCATGTTAGTTTCATTCTGTGAAGCAGTATTAGTAGTTACTACTCCTTGACGCCACTTGGCATTAGCTTGAGCTATGATTAAAGCATTATCTGCATTAAATTCTGCTCTTGCATTTTTTTGCTCCATATTAAACTTAGATAAAGCAGCATCTTCTTGTTTGTTAAACATCTCAATAGTATTTTTTTGAGTTGCATTAAACGTAGCTACTTGTGTCTTCATAGTTGTCATAAATTGATTTGTTTGATTTTCACTAGTAGAGTTAAATTGTAGGGCAGCATTTTCAGCAGCAGTATCACTTAAAATAGAATCTTGAATAGCTTTAGCTGCAAATATACTTGTTTGTTGTTCATTAGTCATATTAGCCATGTCTATAGCTAAGAAGCCTTGGGCATTCTGTATAGCAGCCTGTTGTGCATTTGATGCGTCAGACATATCCATAGCTGCTACAGTAGCTGCATTCTGCAGTGTTGCAGCCTGTTTCCCATTAAGCTCTGTTAATCCAATAGATTTCATTAACTCAGAGTTGTGTAGTTGGGTCTGTTGCTCTGCAGTAAATGTAATATTATTAGCCTCTGAAAAACGTGCAGCCTTTTGCATAGATACTTGTTGTTTATTATCAATCTTCTTGCCTTGAAGGGCAGATGCCAACTGTGCATTAGCTAAATATGCCTGTTGCTTAGTTGACATACCAGCAATATTTACTTGCATTTCATTGGCATTGTCTTGTAAAATACCTTGCTGTTGATTGTTTAGATTGGCATTACTTACCTCTGCATAACGTGCCACCTCTACAAGATTTGACTGTTGTTTATTGTCTAAATTCTTTCCTTGTAAAGATGCTTTTATTTGAGCGTTAGCCAATACAACACTCTGCGTATTAGATAAATTCTGTGTCTGTAGCGAGAACGAGTTCTGTGAGTTTTGCAAAGCAGTCTGTTGCTCTGCAGTAAAGTTAGATATTTCAACACCCTGTTGTGCTGCAGCATTACTTAATGACACTTGCTGCTGACGATTAAGGTTGTCCATCTTCATCTCACGAAAAGCATTAGCATCTGCAGAGGCAATAGGTATAGCTGACTCCATAGATGCTTGAACAATAGCTGCAGCAGCCATCGAACTTGAGCCAAGACCTCTGGCCCTCATAGCAGAGTTAGCAGCCCTCATAGCCCCTGCTGCCCATGCAGGTGTACCGTCATTAAAATCATTCATCAAAGACGCAAGTTGACCTTGAACAGTGTCCTGTGCTTCAATCTTACCTTCTTTAAACTCTGCTAATGTCTCAGCATCGACAGTAAACTTTGCTAGTTTAGCAGCAACTGCTGTAGCATCGTCTGTTAGTCCCGCATCTGTAATAGCTTTTGCTGAAGCCATATCTTCATTTGCTATCTGTGCTGGCTTAGGGATCTCTTCTGGTGCCACGCTTGTCTTTGCTGCTTTAATGTTATCAGGTACAGCGGCTTCTGCAATCTTTGCTTTAATTGCTTCTTCATCTAATCCTTCAGCAGTAGCAAGCTCTTCAGGGGTTACAATTCTTTCTGGGTTTTCTCCTACCTTTAAAATTCTATCTTCTGCTATTCTGTCTTCACCTGCTGTAGCACCATCAGAGAGCTTACCTTTTACTACGTCTACTTTATTCTCGTCTTTAAATTCGCCTTCAGCAGGTTTAAGATCTTTTAGTTTTTCTTCTGTTTCTTCTTGAGAACCTGCAGCAGTATAAGTATCTGCTGTTACAGTAGTAGGAGCTACTGCTATGTTTTTTGTTGCATCAGCATTGACTGCAGAACCAGTACTACCAGCACTACCTGTACCTACAGCTAGACTAGTACCCGTAGTCGTTGCACTTACATCCTCTGAATCATAGGCAGTAACTTGCCCAGTAGGGTCTGTTACAGCCTGTTGTCCTATAGCTTTATTTTGCCGTGAGATATCATCAAATTGACCTTCTTTGTAGTTTTGTGCTGCTCCAGTCTTATATTTTAAGCTCTGATTTAACTCAGATAGTTTTGCTATACCCTCTTCAGAAGTTGGGTCCATAGCCTCGCCAGTGCCATCAACTAACATTCCAGACTGAAGAGCATTTATAGTATTTTTTTTGCTTGTAATACCTCTTTCGAAATCATCAATGGGTTTTGAGTATTTTAGCTCTTTTTCTGACCCTGCGTCAGGGGAGCCTGTTACATCTCCACCGGGTGCGTAGCCTCTATTAGCTAACTTATCTATGTCTGACTCTATAGTATCACTACCACCGCCGCCTCCTCCAAAGACCATAAGTCCAGAAGCACGTGGGTTCAGGAAACGGGTAGGCATAAACGGATTATAATAAAGACTCATTTTTAAAACTCTCTTGTGTGTTCTTTAGTTGGGTTAGAAAACCTTCTCCAGTGTACTTTAGATTTACTGTATAGTTTGTTGTGTTCTTTTCTAACTGAAGCCATCATGTGTCTTGTCTGCCCTGTAGTAGCTATAAAATCTAAACCCCAAAGCTGTTTGTCTTCTATGTCTGTGTCTTCGTAGTCTTCTTGTACAGGATCATATTCATACTGTAGTAGTTTCTTTGCTTTATTTTCTGTGAGCCAACACCACGTTATAAGACCTACAGGTTTACCGTCTTGCTGATAAAATATTCTAACACGGTTGTTTACTATTGGCAACACTAAATATGTGTTTATATCAGGTAAAGTATACTTTTTGTGAGGGCCACTGCTTAAAAATAAAGTTAATCCATCTGCTATTGTTTTGTTGTAGTCTATTGTCATTAGTAAGTGTTACCATTTGCCTTGTTGTGAACCTATTACGTAGAGAAGAGCAATTGTAGCTCCTATCCCTGCCAGTATCATTACAGTTATTAGTACACCATTGATACAATTATCTACAAACTCTTGCTTGGCATAGACTGCATCACGTTGTGCTTTACGTTGCTCTGCCTCTATCCTTACTATCTCTTTCCA